CTTCTCCTCACTTTTGTTTGTGTAAAAGTCCCTCCGGGGGTATTTTTGGGAGCCGGGCGATGCATAGGGGGGGTGTTATTTTTGGTGGCCCCCCCTTATCAAGTTCGACCTCTCTTGTTAAAATTTTTACGAGCTTGGAAAAATTTTCAAACATTTTCTAAATAATTTTTTGAAACTTTTCTGTGCATTCCTGACACGTTCTCGGCTACGATCTGATCGATTGCATAGTCGATCGCGATGGCCTGGTCGGGCTCCGACAAATCAAAAGAATTATTCACAGTCCTAGCCAGGAGTCCTGGGGTATCATAACCTAAACGTGTATCGTATGCTAACCATTCATTCCATTGTGTGAACGGATCGAATGGATTGTCAACAGTAGTTAGCATGTACCGTGTTGTAGTGTTATCAGCACTCATGTCTACATCTCACTGATAGCAGCACTGACAGTAGACTGTGATACACCCAACTGTTGTGCTATCTCTGCTTGCGTAAACCCACTATCAGCCATAACCTTAGCACGTGTACGTTCAGTAGCAGTAAGCTTAGGCTGTGACTTAGGTGTTGCTAGCTTCTTTACTGTCTCCATGTCGGCGTGTCTAAGTACTTCTTCCAACATGTTGTGACTGACAGCGCCTGCTTGTATTGCATTCCACTCAGCCTGTGTTATGTCAATAGCGTGCTTCTTTGCGCCAGTTCTAATCCTTGCTTCAGTCAATGCTTGATTCTTGATCTTCTTGACGTCTGCTTCTTCCATGCCGGGATTAGCCTGGCGGCGTTGAGAAACCTGGGCGGCTGCCAAAGCCTGGGCTTGTCTTTCAAGAGGCGCATTCTTTTTGGCGGCGTTTAATTTAGCACGGAGACTATCAACTTCATTGGCATGGGTCTTTGCTGCAGACGGGGATCTTTTAACATGTGGAGTTTCTAGAGCCGTCTTCCTTGCGGTATTGGCCAATGCCTTAAGTCTATTGGAATAGCCAGCATAGATCAGTTCCATAGGCGTGCCTGGCTCAGACACCAATGATCTAGCATCTTCAGCCAATGCAAGACGCTTGGTTATTGATTGAGCAGGCTTTGTTCTACCTGTGGAAACATAGGTCACTTTTCCAGTGGTGGGGTCTACTTTACGAACGCGTTCCTGAATCTGGCGCCCGGTTTCAACATAGACCTTCTTACCAGTAAGTGGATCTACTGGTCCGCCTTGAGATGCTTTCCTCAGCACACGTTCAGGAACACGGACTTCAGCATTGGCTCGAGATAGCAGAGTAGATGCGCCGCCAGGACGTTTGCCTGATGGCTTCGGCTGATACTTTGCTCTCAGTTGAGCAATACCATTGTCTCGTTCAGATGCTTTGAAATCAAGAGCATGTTTCTCTGAATCAATGACAACCATTGAATGACGAACAGCACGAGCCAACTCTTCTGGCCCAGCACCATGAATCGTCATGTCAGTGATCAGATTAGAGATCTTGCCCATCTCCTGTTGTTTGCGTGCAGGAATTGGGCGATCGCCGTTCTTGAATTCAGTCTTGCGAGTCTTTGCGTTGTATACACCACCATCAATTGTACGCATTCCATCGTGTGGAGCATACGAATGATGTGGATCGAATCCTTTCAAACCATCAAGAGCAGGAGTACTTTTGACAGTTCCCTTGTTGTTCGGGATCAGGATTACCGTATCACCATCAAAGTCTGCGCCAGACAAACGTTCTGCCACTGAATGATGAATACCGATTGCATCCTTGGCGTGTGGGCCCAACAACTTACGAGCTTCCGGATTACGGTTGTTTACTGTAAGCTGGGGGATTTCAAACGTGCCACCATGCGGATACCTGATCAATGCAACACGATCGCCATTCTTCAGGTTAGGGGCATGAACTTCACCAGGTTTCATCGAACTGATGGGAAGCAACACCTTTGTCGATTGGCCTGGCAAAGCGGCGGCTCGAAGATGAACAGCAGCTGAATCGGTTTCATCAGCAAACGTTTCAAGCAGCTTCTTACGAACCGTTGGATTCGTAAGTTTCGTCAGCTTATCGTACTCTTGCAGTCGATGCTCAGCAGTAAGCGCCAATTGAGAACTGGCAAACTTAGGACTTTGCTTCGACAACATCTGCGAAGCAAGAGTCTTTGACCACGTATCCCAAGAACCTTCGACACCTGATCCTTCTTTGGTAGGGCTACCAACAATGTTGAGTGCTGAAATCACCTTACCATCAGGACCATGAACTTGTCGAACGATCGATCCAAATGGCAGAATCGGATCGCTGGACAGTTCTTTCATGGCATCCTTCTTGCGACCAGTATTCGACTTATTGGTGTTGAATACTATGTCGGTTCCCTTAGGCAGATCATCTTTGTAAAGAGCCATGCCTTTGAGATAGTGCGTGCCATCTACGGCAATACGAACTTGTCCATAGTTCTTACCACCAAGCGAAAGATCTTTTACACCTGGACGAATGTAGATAACCCCATCTGCTTTGCCGCCACCATCTTCTGCATAGTTGATGGCAATTCGCCTAGAGCTTACTTGAATTGGATCTTGGACTTTGAGAAACGAGCGACCGTAATCCTCTGAGTAATCGTTGATCAACTGGATCTGCGAACGATTACGTTGAACTTCACTCAGAGTAGTGCCAGGAATAGCCAGCACTTTACGAGTAGTGTACTTACCCGTTCCAAGCTGTAGATTCTGAATATTGTGAACCGGATAGCCCTGCTCTTGCAGAACGGCAACAGCAGTCTTGAATCGAGATTCGGTAATGCCGAGCTGACTTGCGTTGCCTTCGCCGATGTCGACATACTTCTTCTGATCGACCTGATCCTTGATCATCTTGGACGTCGTCATCAGAGCATCAGCATTGTCAGCAGCGCCAGGTGCAAGTAGAGCTCTTACAGATGATTCGCCAGCCAAGCCCATGCGTTGAGCGATCTTACCGTTTGAAAGACCTTTCTCCTTCAAACGTTGAGCCATGAGAACTTGTTCTTGCTTTTGTGAGGCAAGAGCAATAGATTTAGCAGCACGAAGCTGAGTGGTAGTGATGCCACAACCTTCAGCAATCTGTGCTTCCGACATTCCTTCTTTTCTCAGATTCTCCACATAATCAAGAAAGCTTCGATGACGAGTAGATTCTGATCTTCCGGAACCCCAAGGGTATCTTCCGCTACGCCGGAGAATGCCGTAATGCGCTAGATGATCTTCATGCGTACGTATCACGACTCCTCCTCTAGCCTTAGCAGTTGGATCTGTCGGTCAAATTCTTGAATCTTTTCCATAATGAACATAATGTCCTCTGGATCAGCATCATAGACTAAGACTTCATCAGATTGGTAAATGCGAAGCTCAATGTTGATCTTGAATGGATCGACGTCATACTCAAGACAGAACAACGCAGCATAGATTTCAAGCTGATGAACCGAACCGGCAACGACTCCAGTTTTCAGATCAAAGATTCGTAGAGTTTTGTAGCGGAAGCTGATTGCATCACACGTGCCAAAGCAATTCTCTGAGTAGAAGAGAACTTGCTCACAGGTCATCTTGAACCGAATACAGTCATTGATGTACATGCCCAATGTGCCTACATGACTTGAAAGACGGCCTGCTTGTATCTCGCCTTGCGCATAGGCGTGCATAGCAATTCCATAGTCTGCAGCCTTTGCTGCAGTCCAGCGTTCAGCCAGTCGATTAGGAGTGTAGTTGACCCAATGATACTGGCTTGGGCTTAGGAAGGCGTGCTCTCCTTGGAGGTTCAAATGCCTGTTGAAGCGCAATCAATACCTCCTCTTCATTCTCGGGATAGATATAAGCTGCGAATGACATCTCATCTAGACGCCTAACATAGTAATCTTGGTTAGGTTGAACTGGTGCAATCGCAGAACGCTTCACCTCGAGCGAAGCCCACTTGTCGTTATAGAGGATGGTGAGATCGAGAATACCTTGCCTAAGCCCAGAATCATTCTTCATGATCAAACAGCCGGGAAACATGGTTTCCAAACGCTTGACGAGCTTGGCTTGATACTGGTTTTCGGTCACATACACTACCTCGCTACTAGAATTAGAAAAGACTTATTCTATGTCCTTCCGTTATAATCTGCGATTGAGTAGCTACATAATATCTATTCTGTATAAACAGCAAATTGTTGATGAGTGGGCCAAACATAATACGCTTCGTCCATCACAGACTTAACCACATCCTCTTCTAGTAGACCATACTTTCTAGCACACTCGAACGAGTTATCAAAGATCTCCTCAGTTTCAATATCGATGATAGGGAAATCAAACGTTCTCTCAAATGGAAAAACGAATTGTCTATGGTACTTCTGCGCAAACCATCTGGGTCGCCACCTTAGATTCTCCAAATGATTGTTCCATCGATCGCCATCTAGATTGATCGGCGTATCGAAAGGTTTGGTATGCCGTGGCATAAAGGCCTTTGCAACCAACAATGGAACTGATCTATGACACTGAATTCCGTCTCGCACCATACCGACTTGAACGAGACCCGATTGATTCTGATTCAGAGCCAGAATCCTTTCAAATCTGTCCGATCTTATACGCCCGAATGTGCTTACGCTGTAGCCTGGGAAAGAATCTAACTCTTTCCAGATCTCTATGTTCATCCTTGAGGTCTCCCGCGCTTATCTTCGTACATGCCTCTTAGAAGCGTTCTACGGGCCTCCTGAAGGCTTTTCTCCAATAATTTGATGATATCCCTAGGCTCGCCACGAAATACCATGTAGGCGCCCTCAAAATCCTTTGGTTCGCCCAAAGAAATGCGTGTTTTCGCAATCCCGTCATCCGGTTCACGAATTATTGACCATTCCATACGTAGAAACCTCCCAAATTTTTAACGGCGACTCGGGCAAGACACTGCCTTGTGGGCCTAAAATCTCCCTTTGAACTTGCCAAGATTTTTGTCCCAAAAAGTTTTTATATACGTAGAACCTAATATCTATTTATTTCTCGCGCGTACAGTAGGATTTAGCTATTAGATTTGACCATATATAAAAAACTTTTTGCCCTAAAATCTTGGCAACCTTTTTCTGGGATTTGCAGGGATTTTTACTGGCCATTTTTGCACAGGCAGACGCTAATATCTAAAAAGAGGGCTTTTTTGAGTCTCATTTTGACACTCATTTAGCCCCATAAAAGCGCAACCAAACAGTTGCATGTCGAACCCCCATTTCAGCCCAATTTTCAAAAATGGCCAAAAATGGCCACAAAAATGGCCACAGATTCATACTCCAAACTCCGATATGTTGACGTCCGATACATTGAAGTTCTTCTTGGCTTTCAAGCTCCTGAAAATAGCCGTATCGATGAGTGTTTTCGACCTTAAAACGTAGTAATACAGATCGGTATACGACGTATTCATCCGATCTATCCTTCCGTGAGCCTGCTCCCAGTGCTTGTAGGAGTATGTCAACGAGTAAAACAGCATGGAATCGGTCTCTGTGCAGTTCCAGCTCTCGCTTCCAGCTGCATACTGAACCAGATAAACCCACTTATCGCCGTCCGGCAAGGCCTCATGCTTGTGACCGTTGTACTCAGCCACCTCTACGAGCTCTCCTAAGCCCCGTAGAAGCTCCAATTCGTAATCGAAGTTGTAGAACACTATCAGTCTGTCGTGATGGCTTAGACGCTCTGTAACGGCCTCTAGACGCGATATGTGTGTATTGACGACCCTTCGCATCACCATGAACAATTCCGTGATGTCCCGAATCGGTCTGTTGTGATACGGATGCCATCGAGTCTTTATCACCGCATCAAGCATCTCTTCATCATGTTCCACAATAATGTTCTTCGCGTGACGCACCGTGCCACTGCGATAGGGCATATGAACGAGGATTGATGCTCTATGTCTCTGTAGCTTGTTGACACCGAGATACCGCTGGACCTTTGGGAATTTGGTAAAAGGTGACCAGACGACGTGCTCTCGGATGAATTCAGTTCGATTCTTATAAAAGCCGTTCGCAACGAATACCGGAATGTAATCAAGCCAATTATCTCCGGGCGTGGCACTAAGTAGTATCCAGTCATTGTTCTTGGCTATCTTCAAGAATGCTTTTACCCATGCTCCACTTCCCACGAGCCTCTGCTCATCGAAGATGAAGAAGCACCCCTGCATACCTACATACTTCTCTAGATTGTTCCAGCTATCTACCGTCAGAACTCCCGCCAACGTCGCATCCTCATAGCCTACAGCTACGTTCGAGAATTCATGAGTCCAGTCGAGACTATCCCGTTTCTTCGCTGTGGTGATGACGAAGATATTCTTTGGCTGCTCGTGTTCGAGGTAATACGCTACCGCTACTCTCGTCTTCCCAGTACCCACTCCACCCCAGAGAATGGATCCGTTCTTTAGTTTCTTTAATGCCTCGAGTTGATGCGTTTCCAGCTTTACTTTGTAGCCATTTTCTAGGACCATGACATCTCCGACAATAGATCAATCCACCTTTTAATCCACACTTTGGGCATTTACCAATCCTGAATTCCTGGGGCTTTAGGTACTTTATGCGAGGCACTAGTGCTCTACTTCTTCTGGGACTTCTTGTGCACCCATGAATCTCCCGAACATCGTGTCTGATGTGCCAATCCCAACGGTTGTTATCGGTTGTGTTCCTATTATCTTCTGAAGCTCGTTTACTTGCGCATCGGTCAGAATCACATCAATCAACAGCCGGATTCGTTTCATACCTCCACCGGTTCTTCTTCGACAGCACCTTGCTTGTCAAGCCTATAACATAGACCGGTAGATTTCCAGATGGCGAAGCGCTCACCATCTTCGAAGTCAACCTCTATCCATGGTCCTTCTTTTCGACCGAGCACCACGAAAAATCCATCATCTCTATCTGGGATCTCGTGCTGGCTATCAATCCGTTGAATCATCACTCCCGGTTTGAATCTCAGCAGCTTGTCCAGAGCTTCTCGATTTGTCATTTTTACCGCTCCTAGGCGAATCCGGATAACGTTCTTTGAGCTCTTTATCCACACGCTCAACTGAGTCGACCATGGCCATAAGATGGTTATCGGTCACGATCGCATCAGTCCAGATTGTTATCACCCATGAGTACACACCAGCTGCTGTGCGACGTAGTTCAATCGATCCACGACCAGGAACCGGATCTCTATACGGCCTAACGGCATCACTCATCTTTTATCCACCCCAGATTCCGTGCTGTACGTGTCAGAAGATTGTGAATCTCGTATCCGAACTCAAACCGACTGCTGTTCGTCTCGATAGACTGGGCAAGATCCCCATCAGAATGTCTCAGAGTTGCTGCCTGCCAGTCACAGAGCATCTCTATCAGCTGGATCAAGTCCATCCCATGGATGCCTTCTTCAAAATGCTCTGGATGGTGATCATTGAACTTGTAGTGATGCTCAAGACCGGCACCCATTTCAGAGAGAAACTTCTTATACTCGTCACTTCCATATGTACTGTTTTTCAGCTTTGGAGTGAATTCATTGAAGATAGCCAACTCAGGATCTTCAAGCTTTGATCGGTCATGATTCTGAGCTCTGTTCATCAGCAGGATTGCAACAGTCTGCAAGTTCGCTTGAACCACGGCGATGTGAGCATACGTATCAGGAATCGAATTGTATTCTTCCACAAAACCTCCAGAGAAAAATAAAGTGCATGTAACCGGCGGACAGAGACACCTACGGCCCGAATAAGCACGGGAGCTACGCGTAGATGCCTCTGCCCTATCTCCGACTCGTCGACGAACCGCCACATAGCGGCTGGATGAGGAGTGAACCTATTGGCTCAAATCACCTCCCAATCGGAGAATCTTTATACTCTCCAGACAACGCCGTGTTCAGGAAGAAACAAGAGATACTCCCATTCTCCCTCTTCAGGACGTCCTATACCCGCGATCATGTCAGCCAAGAACAGAACTTTGAACATAATCAACGCCGTTGAAACCCAGTGCTCCGGCTAAGCCTTGATTCAAATCCCAGACGCGGCCACCAACATACGGACCTCTGTCTTGCACAACTGCCCACGCCGAACGACCATGATAGGAAAACAGGACTCTTGTGCCGCATGGCAAAGTCTTGTTGGCGACACCTAGGTACGCGTGAAAACCACATGCAGTATTCCCCCCGTCGTAGTACCAAGATGCCAGCTGAGTGTACATCGGCGGATGTAGCCGTCTCCACCAAGCGTTCTCAGCCACTTTCCAGTAATGCCTCATGCGAGGCTTACTCACTTTCGGTCTTGCACAATGAATGTAACGAACCAATCTGCGTTTCTCGATTGGCCGAACGGTCTTTGTGCCGTAGTATGTCGCATCAATTGCTCGAGTAATCATCGGCCCCGTGAAAGTCTTCTTGCAATCGGAGACTTGCAAGGTCGAGGCCAACATGATACTGACAGCAAGATTAAGCAAACCTACTCCTTGTTAGGGGAAAATAGTCACCGAGCTGTCCAGACACTTACCCGGACCCTAATCGAAGGTAAGCCGACACTTCCCCAGGCCGGACCGGGGTCGCAGATCACCTCGAATGGGAGAATCAGGTGATCACACTCGGGAACGAACTTCACTGGCGGCTAGGTTACGAAATCTCCATCAGTCTATCCGGGACGCCTATGTATTTAAGTGGCGTGCATGCACCCGGCTTTCAACCGACACCCCTACGCCCTTACCTGGAGGTCACGGCCAGTTATACGATCCTACTTAAGCTCCGCCTTGCGGAACTCTTCCTTCTCCTCTTCCGTGAGCGACTTCCAGAACGCTTGGAACTCCGAAGAGGAGACCTTGTTGTCCGGAGTCGAAAAGTACTTCATGAGCTCACCAAGGGTGTGCATCTCGTCACGACCGTTATCCGGCTGCCCCATTATCACCTCCTAACTTTATGCCGCTCTATCTTGTACATCCTCCACAGGGTCGAAATTGGCCTGGAAGGCCTGAGTTGTATAGACCTTGTAGCCGCGTTCAGTGTATAGGATCCAATCGCCGATGAACGCTTTGCTCTGGCGAGGAACTCTAGGATGATGAACGCGAACATGGATGTACTGCTTAGTTGGTTCTATATTGCGACTCTTATCGACGGGTGACTCATCTATATTGCAGATCTCGCCGAAACACCATCTGGCGACATCTCCGAAATTCTGCTCCGTCACTTGAACCGCATCGACATAAAGCGGCTTACGAACGTATTTGTTGCTGATGGAGTAGTGCATACCAACCCTTAGTCGTGACGAGTTATGCTTGATCTAATTCAGCGTACTTCCGCTCTAGAGGGTCCTCTTCGATTGTTACGTAGATGCTTTGAAGATACGCTTTGATTCCACTCTTCTGATTCACAGTCCACTCATAAGGGCGTACGATCAGGTCGACGTTCTGAATATCAGCCCAGTCGAGCATTTCGATCGAATGTTCATCAAGATTCGTACGGCCCCTGGAGGTTATGAGCACGACGCGCGGCGGCCGTCCTTTATAGCTGACAGACACCTGAAGGTAGGCTTGTGGGGATTCGTCTTCGTCTTCTTCTCTTGGACGAAGCCACTTGATGTTCCATCCGTCTTCGGCCATCTGATTAGCAATGGTATCATCAAGTAGGACTGCGAAGTTACGATCCCCTTCGCGGTTGTATTGCCCTTCCTTGCCTGCGAAGTTACGGAATACAATCCGTACTCCCTCCATAATAACTGTGTTGTCTTGGGGCATCAGTTCTCCTTCACAGTTCGGCCACAGTTTCTACAGATATAACGACCAGCGCCCAGCTTGACTAGCATCCCGAAAATCTTGCAGTATGGGCACTTTAGCATCATTTGACAAACTCCTCGTAAGATCCGAACTGTTCAATAGTCGCTATGGCTGCAGCTTTTAATTTCTCGAAATATGGCATGTCGATCTGCACATCAGGCAGCTCTTTGGCTATTTCTGCATCCATCCATTTGTAGCCCTTGGTGCCTGTGACTGCATAGTACTTGTCGTCTTTGACTCGGTAAAGTGTACCTCCGCCCTCCAGAACAGGTACAAACCGACCTGTACGGCCAAGATGGCGCATATTACGATAAACAAGGGCTTCACCTTTTTCGTGTTCATCGAAGTCGAGGTACATGCTTCCCTGCACAACGGTTCTACTTTCACAGAAGTCGTCAAAAGTGAGTTCTTCTCCGGAGAATAGACTCTTGAAGACGTAGGGGTGCTGGAATTGTGTTCCAACCGCTTTCCACTCGGTCCCTTCGCGAGCGATGTAGACGGCATCGTTCACAAGGCAGAACTTATCGTAGGTAGCCTCGTGCTCGAATTCGTACTGGTAGAACGATCCAATCGTCTTGACATCGACAATCGCCTGATCAGTGGCGTTTGGAATCTTGACTGAATCGGTCTTGATGTGTACTACTTTATGACCGAGATTTTGAAGTTGCTCTTTCAAGTCGATCATAAACAAAGCACCGCGCTTGGCGACGATGTTGTCAACATTCCTCGGATCTCGGAACGGGTTGTCGAATTTGGCCGACGTCAGGCCATAGACAATGTTCAGCGCGATTCGCAAGGCGAAAGCTAATCCGGTCCCATGTTGACCTACTTCTTCCTGCTCGGCACCTTCCAAGAACGGTGCCAATCTACCATCAAGCATGGTTCGAGCTCGATCGTAATCTCCACGCTTAATGGCCATACGAGCTTCTTTTAGCTGGGAGTACTTTTCTGTATAGGGCCCGAAGAGGTTGAGGACTTCAATTGTTGTGGGGTGCATCGAAGCCACATCAAGTACGGCAACGTGCTCATAAATCCCGGGCTCAGCGTATACGTACCCCCCTTCCCCAGGATCTTCGTCCTTGTAGGAACTCTTGCCCAGCTCAAATTTATATCCAGGAAACTGTGTGGAGAGATCGGTGTAGACAAATTTAGATTGTGGACTTTTATCGTTCCCAAAGATAATCTTAGCGGTGTGCTTCTGTGTCGTATCATTAACTTCCAATCCACTCAGCTCAGCCAGAATCTGTCTTGCAAGGAAGTCCTGCCAACGATCGTTGAATACAGCCTCAGTGGCTTTCACATCGTTGACGCAGTAATCGACTACTCTTGGCCAATCGGCTTCATCTACAGGATCCTCCCACGGTAGATCAAGTTCCATGTGATGGATTCCAAGATCGATCTCGAATTTCTTCAACCCCTGCTTGATCGTGCTGAAGTCCCAGATATCGGCATAAGAGATGCTATAAGCGGCTGGAAACTTGGCGCTTGCGCGGTTCTGTACGATCAATTTCTGGCTAAGATCGAAAAGTTGCTCCACACTATAGCCCAAACTTGCGGCATAAAGAATGTGGTTATCGTAGTTTCTGTTGTAGAAACCGACGAGTTTCAGATTGAACAAAGCCTCTACATCAGAGGCACTCGGATTGATCATCCGAACAACGATCGGATCGTCCTTGAATTTCCAGCAAATGACGAAGAGATTCTTGTAAACCTCTACGTCGAAGAAGGCCAGCCGGTCGTCTGCTACTTCTACTATTTTCTCAGAATCGATGTCGCCCTCTGACTTGAACTTCATCGTCTGAACGGTCTTCACACATATCGAAGCTTGGTGTGTGCTGTTATTCGCAAAGGCCAAGATCCTAGACCGCATATCACTTACGTCATATTTCATCCCTGACTCATAGGCTTCTTCGAGAATATGCGCTATGAAGTCGATTGAAGGCTTCGTGCCCGGATGAATTTGCTTCTTAAGGTTCCTGTTGATCAGATCCCTAAGGCCTTTCTCGCTTTTGATAGTTTGAGCCTTAAGCATCTTCTCCCTTTTCTGCTTGACAGGAAGCCCTGAACTTATCTCGGCGATAGGTACCGCATTGCACTTCGACAATTTTCTACGAAGCGCTGCATCTCCCGTGAAGACCTTGATCTCAATTCCGTCCGAATACGTCGTTGAAAGGACGGAGGTGTCTCCTTTGTATTTATAATGCAGATGGATTCCGGTTTCCGACTTACTAATCTCAGCGTAGGTCGGTGGCCATTTGCTTGCTGCTTCGAGGTTTCGCTCGAGGGCGGTATAACCATTCAGCTCCTTAAGGTCGAAGTCGATGACAATGTGGTTTTCAGGTACCTTTACGAAGTGTAACTGAGAGGTATCGATACTCGATAGTGTTGTAGTGACATTTGCCCACTTTGACTCCGGAACACCATCTTCATTAGCCGCTTGCGCAGGTTGTCCGGCAAATGCGTCATCCAGTAACGATACAGTTTCGTCCATGACCAATGAGAAAGCTCGTACTTCATCTCGTGATGGTTTACGAGACTTGAACTTTTCAGCATTGAATCCGCAATAGAGGCTACGAACACGTTCGCCCTCCACTTCTGCCCGGTCCTTAAATTCGTCGAAGTAGTTGCGGAGCTCCTCTCGCATTTTGTACTGAGGAAGTGGCTTCGCTATCCCGCTCTCAGCACAGTATTCAAGATACAACTTGTACGCTTGCTTCAAGGTTATACAGTCTTGTCCCTTGAAGATGTCGTAATATGCCTCGATAAAGTTGAAGAAAACGTCGGTCTGCAACATCATCTCCAACGGCCTATAATCGTTGTAATAATTCTTGCCCATCTCAAGATATACCTTCAAACAGTGCGCTGCTATGGCTCCTAGTTCAAAGTCTATCTGGCTGATGAGCGTGTTGTAATGGTTCACCGGAATATGAACACCGGTTGGATGAACATCGATCAGCCTGCGTATGATACCCGACTTTGCATCAGTTATCTTCACAGGCTGATTTGAACCGATGAACAGCATGGCATCCGCCCGTGCTGTATAACTCGACTTGTACTTCTCGTTCATCGTCATGTGTTCATGCGAGATGATCGAATTCAGCCGAGTGTTATCTTCTAGCTTAGATAAGTCACCGTCGTGTTGAATAGCTACCAACGGGTTATGCTTGAAGGCTTCGGTGGCAAACTGACTGTCGCTCCGTCCTAGAGCCTTGCCATCGAATGTAGTGCTATACCCTTCAAACAGCTTCTCAATTATCTTGAGGATTGTCGATTTTCCGGAACCGGCAGGACCGTAGAACACAAAGAACTTCTGTATGTTCTTCGAGTCACCCGCGACAATTGATCCGATAGCCCACTCAATTTTGGCTCGTTCTTCAACGGAATACAATGTCCCCACTAGTTCATTCCAAGCAGATATGTCACCTTCTTCCAAAGCATAAGGAAGCTTTCGTGAAACATAATCTTCCTTCTTCACTTCAGTATCAGCAAATGTAATCTTGGAATCAAGCTGATGGCTGTTATCGCTTATCTGGCCCATGAATTTCTTGAACTGTGTCCATCCATTGGAGTTGAAGTTACGAAGAAACTTGACCATGGACTTCTTTACACCCAGCTTATCAGCTTCACGTTGCAGATCTTCATCCACAATACGTTGAACATCATATTCATCACGAGACCAAAGACCGGCCTCCTCATCCCAAATGGCGTAGAAGGACCGGCCCTGGACCATCAGATCCTTAGAACGTCCAATGACGAATTCTGGGTAAAGTTCCCGCTCGCCATCTTTCGTAATTCTGCTTAGGATCCGATAGAAATCCACTCAGCTCCCTTCATTTCTCTCTCCACCGCGAAGGAACTTTATGTCTCTCAGATACCTACGACTTGGAGAACGTAGGCAATCATCTGGTACCAAATCTCGACTTTCGTTTGATCCTCATCCGTGTGTGGCAATGGGAAAAATCCACCTTCCCCATTCGGTTTATAGCGTCGTTCTATAAGTCGATCGAGAACCTCGTTTATTTCAGCCTTCTGATCAGGGGAAAGTTCGATCCCTTCCATTGAATCAAGGCCGAGATTCTCAATCAGCTTCCATGCCCACCACTCAGGATCACCGCCAACTTGAAAGGCGACCCTGCGAGAGAGCGCCACCAACACTTCCAGGATTGAGACCCCAAATGGAAATGAATGATGACGCCCTCTCATGAACTCACTTCTGAGCTCATATCCGTCGGCTTCACGATTGTCGTCGTGTGGAACCAGCCAGACGAATCTCTTGTGATACATTTCGTTTAACAGCCCAAGATATCTCTTTTGCCATTCCTCTTCAAGGTGACATTGCTCTACGAGCCACCTGAAATAACGAAATTCCCACTTGCCAATCTTATTCGTCATCGTCGAATCGACGAGGATGCCTTCTTCGAGGTCGAGTAGCCGAGTGTCGAATGGTTCCGCTTACCTGCTCGGCATAACTGCCACGATCACGAATGATCTCGAAGTCCAGCTCCAAACGCTCGTTCCGAATATAAACGATGTTGCTGTCTTTAGAGCCATGGCCCCAGTACGGTCCCGACAACCACTCAAGACCGAATGTAGCATCCAGATCCTCTTCAATCTGTCTATCCATCGAATCGGCCATGACATCGTCGGCTTCGTAATAGGTGTATGTCACCTGCTCATATTCATGCTCATTCTCCTTGAACTCGTCAAGATGAATGATGTACGGAGCATCAGGACTTCGTTTGGCAAGTTCGACTTTGTAGTCCCAAAGATCCATGGGCTCATCGTCGTTTCCTCTGAAGACGTTCAGAGTCGTTGGTGTCGGCTCATTAACAGGAACTGACGGACGAGTGGGCCTCTCTCTGATGATCTCCTCTTTCTCGACACGTACTTCATCGATCGGAGGCTTCTGCTGGCGAGCAACATCTTTGGCGTGATAGTGCTCACGGATTCGATGAATCTCATCCGCGGCCAGCTTTGAGTACTTGGTCTTGAGACGATGGTCGGCAATATAGAAACCTGCCGCAAAGCCCAGACCAATTCCAACTGTCACGCCAAAAGAAAGAAAACCCACATCCCTTCCCGTTATACGCCGGGTTGCGTCTGCGACTTTCTCGACTCCAACTGCCACCTCGTCGAGACCTTCGGCTGCCTGTTCTGCTAGTTGCTCAGTTGCCATGACAGCCTCTCTCCTTCTTTATCTCGATCGATCAGATCATAGATAACGCCATCAACATTGAAATCGAGAAGAATCGAGCCTTCACGACCATTCACGAATTCCCTGAACTGGCGGTTATCATCAAATATGCCGAAATCGACATAGTTCTCTCCGTTAGGAGAAAGAATCCAACCGACTACAGCACCAGCCTTCGAGTCCTCAAATCCAAGCTCACGATAGACTTCGTTCAGGAAAAGATGCCCACGGGATCGAAGAAGATCGTTCGCATAGTTCTGCTTACAGTTGAGGAAGATGCGGTTGTACTCCGGTTCCTTGGACCACGACGTACATGTCGGATCAAAGAAACGAGCATAAACTGAAGGTACCACATCAGCAACACGCGTGACAGTTGTTGTTTTTCCGTCGTCACGTACCACGTCAACTTGTTCACTTCCGTAACGAAAGTAACGGTCTTCGTCCTCACCGTACTTCTCTACCACCCGACGGCGGTACTCATCGAATCCTTTCTCAAGAGCCGCATACGCAGCCATCAAAGCTGTGTTGCGATTGGTAAGGATCCGGTGGGACTTGGTCAGGCAAGCAATGGAAACAACACCCAGACCGACCGCCGGAGCATAAAGCTTGGTGATCTTCACGGCTGTCTGGACCTTGATGATACGAACGTCGTTCTGACGATCCTGCTCAGAGTACTCGCGGTGCTCGAGAGTCCGAGCCTTTTTGAGATTGTCTGCGCCCTCGTCGAGAACCTCTTCGAGCTTCAACGTGGCGCGACACGCAAGAACGGTACTGCCGACGACGCCGACAACACCAGCTCCGAATAGGAGCGTTGGTGAGCTCGCGTCGAGTTTCAAAGCGACTCGCCCAAAGTGTCGAGCGAGTGCGCCGGTTCCTCCAAACATCATAGTCTCCTTAAAATAATCTACCTTGTTGAGGTGGCTGTTCCTTCTGGGGCAAGGGGTTGGGGTTCTCTAGATTCTTCAAATATATCGCGATGACCTGATCATCAGCCATTCGATCTACCTGCACACTCCAATTCTCGTTCGGGTACATTGATTTAACGGCATCACGCATTTGAAGAATATTGGTCATAGCTTAACCGACAGGAACAGGTTGTGGGAGATCAAGAAGATAACCGTCTCTGGTTCTCGTGACTCCCGAACCTCTAAGCTCTTTCCAGCCCCAGTCCTGATCAACGTATGTTGAGGCAATGCCAACCAGTTCATATAGATCAGCAACCGTAATAAACCCATATTGACTCACCACCTCGTACATTTGATCAATTACGTTGTCCGCTTCTGCCCTCGACTGCAACACGATCTCATCGAAATCGTGCGAGGATCTTGCTCTACGACTCATGGCCCTTTGCGGACCTGATGATCGTCCCTGCATGTAATACCGGTTATAACTCACAACACCGGTCGGTCCAGAAGGCGGAGTTGTTGATCCTGTTCGACGCCTGTATGAATCACCTCGTACCAGTTTCTCAAAGAACTGGCTGGTGACCTCAACGAAAGCATCCTGAGCTGCAGGAAGCAATACATCGAACACTACGAAGTTAACTGCACCTTTGGCGTCACCCGCGACAAAATTCTCCCTGAAGCGACTGCCAAGGGACTTCTTACGCCGGATGGGATCATCTGAAGTAACGCGCTTAATATTCTTATCTTGAGTCTTGGCTCTATCTCTTATGCGGTTTGAAGGGTAATCCGGGATATCCATAGTTGTCCTTTAGAAAAAAGGAAAGCGCTTGTTCAGCGCCCTCCTTTATCGATCCGACTTGTACTCTGTTTTGTTGTTCTGCTGCCTGTTCTCGAAATTGGCGTACCAGGCAATAGCGCCATCGATCCGACGGTCAACGTGTGCGGAAGCACTTTCGGCCATCATTCCGCCAATGACAAAGCTGCCGATCCAGACTCGAGCTTGATCGAATCCGGTAACGACTTCTGTGTTATTGACAATGATGTCCTTGGTGACTTTCGTGACACTCATGACAGTGGCGATATTTGCTACTGCTTTGATAAGCTTGATTTGCTCAAACGAAAGCATAAATAACTCCTAAGTTTAGTGGGGTCTCGTTATATGCGATGTTTTATCTGCGAACTAACGGGGCACATGGCGCCATTTGCTGTCGTTTAAGACTGAGCGACCTTGGGGGCGCAGAGAGCGCAAGTCCCCCTTGAAGCTTACATCTCATCGATAACGATTTCTCCAGCCACTATCTTCTCTGTGAGTTCCTTCATATCGGGATAGTTTCGTGCTTCAACCTCGGTCATATGTCTTGGTTCGGGTTTTGGCTTAGCCTGCGTGTCATCCGTTGCCCCCAACTCAGCCATCTGCTCCACAAAGCCAGCAGGCATGATGCCGTTGAAGAACTCGATCGCAGAATCCGGATCAGTGAAGAAGCTCATCATCATCTCGGAATATGCTTCCGATGACATGAACTTCTCGCGCTTCTCTTCGTTCTTGATGAATCGCTTTCCGTCAATCGACTTCTCGCCATACGACATCAATATGAGCTCTTTGAACTCCTTGAATATCGTCTGGCTATCCCCTGAGTCAAGTGCCTTTTGCATCGCTTCGCCAAGGCCGCCATCAGGGTACTTCATCTGAATTTCGATCAACTCAGCTTTGGACAGATGGAAGAAGAAGTCCTCCGTGACTTTCTCTCCATTGAAGTCCGTGTACGTGATCGTCTTCTTGAGCACTCTTCTCCTTTACCAGTTGTCTGAGTAATGCGGATGTGGATGACTTTCGAAGTCAACTGCTATGCACGCCTGATTATCAGGAGACAGCACAGATGAGATGATCACCTCTGGATGATCGTCGACACGCCATCCGACATAGTCAGAATATGGCGTAGGATCCAGCCCGATCTTGCCATAGAATGAGCTCAGAGAGGCATAGTCATGAGCAATCAAGTCGAAATTGACATCGTTCATGGCTCGACGAATCTTCTCCACATTGCTCTTGAAATATCGACCAGTCAAGACGTCGAAGCAGAGAACATCTCCGTTGTCGACGATGACGACCTCGCGATTGCCGGGAGTGTTGCTGACCCGATCCTGAATGATCGAATCATGAACATCTACAGCTTTCCTCTCACCGAACTTCTCGATGACTTTGGCTTTGTACTCCTGGAGTGCTCTTTCAGAGATTCCCGAAGCAACGGTGAGAGCCGCAATCTTCTTAGAGGCCTGGTGATTCGCCATAACGATTGCCGTGATTGTCGTGGCTCCGACGAGAACGGGCGGGATGTAGAGTGGCCATACTTCACGAATCTTCTCCTTCGTGGTCATTTCCACCTGATCAGGCTCGCGAAGATGTGCCTGACGTCCGACAGTCGGGTGTTTCTGAGAACCAGTCCTACGGCGCAGTTCTTCCTTTTCGATCAGCTCAGCTGCCTTGAAGGATGCACGTCCGGCGAAATATGCAGTTGTCACCACACCGGTTACGCCCATCCCGGTGAGGATCGTGGTCTGATTGTCACCTGCGAACTGCGTCAGTTTGCTAAAGATTCCTGGAAGCGTCACGGAGCCGCCTTTCTATATTCTCTAGAGCCTTCTTATCACTATCGGCGATTGTTATTGCTTCTATGACTTTGGCATTCGGCAAGGTGACACGAACAAAGCGGAGGAACATCTTATCCCTCCGCCTGTTCAAGTAGTCCGAGATCAACCTTCCGATCATGCCACCGATAATCGAGCCTACGACTACGGCTACGATCCAGACTGCTGTCACCGCTTCCTCATTTCACGGACGAAGACCCAGATCAGCCACAGACCTCCGGTAAGGCAGGTCAGCGTGCAATCCCACACGAAATTCCAGAAACCGTACTTCTTACGAGACGACACATACACATTCATAGTTATTCCTTTAGATTAGATAGAAAAGAAAAATAAGAGATATCCCGGAACTCCTTGAATTCCGAGGTTGCCACTCCTTGAATGACAACTCTCTTCTAAAAAATGGAGGAGTGGAACGCTGCGTATTACACTACAACATTCCAATGTCTGCTGCGTATTACACTACAACAAACGTCTCCTCCGTTATAAGCCGTGTTAATCCTGCGAATTGATCCGAAGCCCAATTCGTTCAAACTTTTCACCATCGGGAAGCGGGGTTCCATAATTTAAATGCTTTGACAGATCATGCTCTGCATAGCCATTTAATTTGGCAGCACGGCGTTGGCTCATGAACTGCTCGCCAGTACGTGGATTCTGAATGATCCAACTCGGAGGTCCTTGCCGGTTGATCTCCTTGATGATCGTTTGATTTACGACACTGACCGGGTTGAATTGCACTACGGCGTTATTCCCCGCCTTGGCAATCGTCTGATCTCCGGCTAATCCTGGAATGCTAGGCGTTGGAACGTACCCGCCACGCATTGCAAGATAGACACCACCGGCAAACGTTAATCCGCCAGCAATTGAAATATACGTCCACTTGTTTCGTCGAAAATGATCGCGAATTTCATCGATATCAACTTCCACAGTGTTCTCCTGATTAGTCTCCTCATCTTTTACCATCTTGACGAGGAACGACCTATTTTTGAATAACGGCATTAGGGTCCTTTCGATTTTGCACAAAAATATAAAAGGAGAGATCTCAGTCTCTTGCGAGCTAGCTTCCTTTCGAAAGCGCCAGATCTCTCTCCATTATAGGCTATGTAATTTCTGCGAGATTCTCTCCGGAATTCCGCTTTTGAATACGGATGATCGCCTCGAGCGTCCCTGCGTTCGAGATGAGAATTTGACGAAGCGACTCGAGCTCATTCAGAGTGTAGCTTCTACGTCTCCGCGTAAGCTGGCGCGCTGCGCCTTCAAGATTGGCCCCGAGTTCGAACAGCACAGCTTCGATGTCCAGGTCTTGCATATGGTTCACCTCCTTAGAAAAAGATAAAAGGAAAGCCCTTTCGGGCTCGCCTTTTACGACTTCGATCCAACGGTTTCCTTCTTGGTCTCAACCGGCTCGACGTCGATGATCTGGGCCTCGGCAACTTCCCGGCTCACCTGGCGGCGCAGGCGGATGTAGCGGAAGGTGCAGTAACCTGCAACTCCAGCAACAAACGCGCCAGCGGCAAGGCAAACGGGGTTGATGCGGGACTCAGTCTCTTCGACGGTCTCAGTGGTCTCGTCAAACATGGAATTCTCCTTAGATTGGGGTCTCGTTATACGCCATGTAAATTTTGCGAGCCTCATGGAGAATTGTCCCCCCGGGGATTTTTGACAAAAAAAAAATATGAGGAGTCACGTTTGCGACTCCCCACATTTCTTAAACTCTTCTTCAGGCTTTACTTCACCTGGGCTTGATCAGCGTGCCCATTGCTCGCGATGTGATGACATTCACGTGCTCGTGGCGAATGATCAGCAGAATTCCTATCAGGTTTGCTCCAACTAGCAGCACGGTATCGGGGCTCACTCCTGGGGATTTCTCTTCCTCCCTCATTTTGTGTAGCTTGACAATGCCATCCAGCGTCTTTGCATACTGCTCGGATTCGACCGATTGCTCGCCCAGCTTCTCGAATGCGCGTTCCATTGCGCTCTCAACAAGCGTTGGCTGCTTGGCTCGGGTAAACATATAGCTCCTTTAGATTGGGGTCCATTATACGCCATGATTTTCTTGCGTAACCCCAGCCATTGGATGTATGTTCACCCTAAATATAACTTCCTTCTCGTTCTCGAGTTCCTCGGGCTCTCCGGCAAGCTCAAGCAAATATAACGTCTTATCAGGCGTATGAGTCACATTGATAGTGCCGCTGTAACCGCTATGACGCACTATAAGAACTCGCATGAAGTAACCAATGAGCAAGCCCAGGAAAAACACACCGAACGCAAATATAAGCGCATCCATAATCGCCTCCTAGCCAAGCATTGCCACTGTTGGGAAAGCTTTCTCTCCTGAGTTGTCTTGTGCGCGAATATACTCGGTAACCCTGGACGTCTGAACAACGCCGCTGTTGCCTTGCACCTCGATGATGTCGCCGAGCGTATAATCGACGTTGTACTGGAACTGATGCAAGGGAACAATCGTCCCGTCCACGGCTTTGGCCGCTCGAGCATTGTACAAGGCCTGGCTGGCACGCTGATTGAGGATGCTCTGCATTGTACCCGCGCTTCCTCCGACCATATCCGTTGTGAGATCCTCTTCCATCGTCATCTCTGCTCGGAGATCGAAACCCGTAGGCCCAGATACAGTTGCAATCCCTGGGTTAGGCGCCAAACCATCTGGATTCGGCGGACAGAACGAATATACCTGGTTCTTGTAGTTTGCAATGGACTGCAACTCTTTGATACCAGTCAAAGTATCCATCTGAGGCGAGAATCTCACGATGGAGTTGACGTTTTGCCCGCTGGTGTGGTCAAGGCCCTTGTAGGACTGAAATTGAAGTGAAAATCCGCTGGCAGTAGCTGATTCCAGCGTTATTCTCATCCCAACTTCATACGCAGTGGCAATAGCTCGCATACCGTCATAAACAGGCCCATAGGGGACCGCGAAATTCTGAGCTGATCCGGAGTTGTCGTAACTCTTCAGGCTGAGTCCTGGAATTACGAACTGTGCGGGGTTAGGCACTCCCAGAGGATATGCACCAGATATGCACATGTAGTAGATGATTGCCCACAGAGCCCAACCAGGAGTCCCTGAGAAATTCCAGTACCGATCCTCAGGAGCCGATGTAGCACGGATGAAGCGGTTATTGAGAAACGGAAGCAGACCTTGGCCGGAGATCTTGAGCTGCCCTGCCTCGATGTCGATAGTGTCCATCAACATGACTTCTTTACTATCAGTCATGCCTAGAAATATGCCGTTGGGCAAGGCTTGAATCATGGCTGGAATAGCGGGTACCACAAGCGTAGCGTCGCTATCGCCGTAATATCGCTCTGTCCAGATGGCTGAAGTAAATACGTCGATCTCGGTCTGCTTGATGAAATTTCGATCCATAGTGTACAGTTCCACTACAGACCTCCATATTTCTCATAATATGTGAGGCGCCAGTCTTGAGACCCGCCGTTGGTAAGAACTGCGAAGTGATTATCTCCCGGCTGCAAGGTCGGCCAAGCGGAGCCCGCCTGAACACTTGAGAGAAGATTCGTGATTACGCCACTTGACAGGTTGACGTTTCGGACATATTTGTTTCCAGAAATGGAGCTCATCTCGAAATCCATCGTAGAGCTCACGCCAGCCAAAACAGTGAACGGCGTAGAGCTATCTCTGACCGAAACCGTGATCAATGACGGCGGCGGATCAGCCTGTTTAGTAACCTGAACGTTCATACCGGTTTCGATAGTTCCGTTATAGGTAATCGTCTTAACAGGACCAGTCGATGTCCCAGTAACCACGATCGGATCGACGGTTGTGAAATATGGATCCGTGCAGATGATGGAAACCTGGATCTCGAGGTCCGAGGCAAACGGATTTACGTTCATATCTTCGATATACCCGAAAATTTCCACCGGGGGTATATCGTCACTGTAAAACACCAATCTCGTCAAAAGCTTGGGCATGAAATATGAATAGAGAAGCCTGCGAAGCTCCTCGAATGTCCAGTTCTTCCAATCCGGGTTTGGATGCAAGGTCAGGACGATATTTCGAGTATCTACATCACTACCCGTATAAGCTGCTCCATCGACAGATCCAAACGGAGCAGTGTTGATAGTAGCTTTGACCGGATCCAGACCCGTAATACCACGAATCTGGATCAGATCGGTTTCTTCTCTACCAGCATCATCGAGATTGAGTTCGGGTGCTGATAGCCATGAACTGTACGCCTGCATTTTCGTCAACACAGCTATTCAGCTCCTTTCCCTAAGTGGCAAGAGCACTTCTCAACTGTGACAGCTGGTTCTTCGTCTGCCTGTAGATCTCAATTTCGGATAGTGCCTCAGGCGAGTAGTTGTTCTGCTGATACGTGATCGATGTACCGCCTTGAGCAGTCGTATCAGTAGCTCCACCGTCAGCGCTCAGCGTCGAGGAGGATATAGCAGATGCCTGGCCATAGGATACAGTTGGAGTAACCGTAGCCGAGGCATTCAGCATATCACTCATCTGATTAGCGCCTTCCTGAACCTGAGTCAGATCCACTACAGGCGTGATCGTCGGATTGAACTCAGCCATTCCGCCAAGAGTATCTGTCGCATTGCTCAACGTGTCAACCATAGACTGAGCGATGTTCTCTATGGATTTAACTGGCTCATCAGCATTCGCTTCAAGACCATTTACCAAGCCTTGAATGGTATCCACACCAATCTCATGAAATACTTTGGATGGCGAACCGATACCCAGCAACTTCTTGACTGCACCAGGAATACCACTTACAATACTCTCGGCCTTGGATATGACTTTACCTGCAAGGCTTCCCATGCCGTTGATCATACCCTCACAGATTGCTGAGCCCAGATTGGCACCTGCTGCTATCAGTTGCGGTTCTCTACTTCGGATTGTGTTAGCCACACCATTGACAAAGTTGATAACCGCATCGGCACCCTTCTGAATCATCTGATTGGAACCGCTGGCTATTGCAGATATGAACTTGCCGATAGCATCGACGCCTGCGCTAACCATCTTGCCGAAGTTATTGGCAATACCAGTTACGACATGAACAATCATATCGACGCCAGCACCAATTACCTTACTTGCACCGCTGCCAATAGCATTGACGAAACTTGAAATCGCATTGGCTCCGGCAGATATAACCTTGCCTATGGCGTTACTTATACCACTGACAAGCTGTACGATGATATTTGCGCCGGAATTGATTACACTGCCGATATTGTTGGCGATACCCTGAAGCATCTTAGCCAACACCTGAGCACCCGCGGATACAATCTCACCAAGATGACTGGCTATTGAATTAAGGAAGGTAACAATGATGGAGGTGACTTGAGCAACCAGCTGCCCCATATTGTTACGAATACCCGTCAATATAGCCAATAGCATCTTCCAGCCAGCATTGACGATACTCGGCAGGTTATTGACGATCACCGATAGAGCTGCTTGGATAAGCGCGTCAAACGCCTTGGCAAGTTGTGGTGCCGCAGCAATTACCGCGTTGGCCAGCGAAACGAGGATCTTCCCGAGTGCTGTCACGAACTGAGGAGCAGCATTGGCAATCGAAGTGACTACCGTCAGCAGTGCCTGTACAACATTCTGCACATACACCGGGATTTGTTCCATGAAGTCAGTGAATGCCTTCAGAAGAATCCCGACTGCGGTAGGTCCGGCAACAGCAATAGCACTGAGACCTACTCCAATCAGAGCTATGCCCGCGCCCGCCAGGGCCAGGCCTCCTCCAACTAGAACTAGGGCGGCTCCCAGTGCCAACAACGCAGGCGCAACAGGCTCGAGTAGGATACCCGCAGCACCTAGAATGGCAAACGCTGCCGCAAGCGCGATCATTCCCTTGATTATGTCGCCCCAGGACTGACCACCCAGCTTTTGCAATGCAGGAGCAAGAATGGCGACGGCTCCAGCTGCAACGATTAGAGCCGCTGCACCGCCAATACTGCCCTGCATAGCCATCAACCCTACGGCAAGCACTCCGAGGGCCACAGCGAGGCTTACAATGCCCTTTCCGAGCGCTCCTACAGACTGTCCGCCCAAACTTTCGATGGATTTGCTCAGACTTGAGATAGCAAGCGATACAACCATCAATCCGGCGGCAGTAACTACCATGTTCGTCGGCATGACTTGCATAGCGCCAGCAATGATGACAAGCGCTGCTGCAATTCCAGCCATTCCCTTGGCAATCTGTTCCCACTTCATCTTGCCGAATGCTTCAACGGCTCGAGCCATAAGGTTCAAAC